CATATGAAACTACTATTTATTATATCAGTCAACACCCTTCGGCCATGTTCTGTTCCAAAGGTCTTAGCGTAATCATTATGAAGGTTCAACCGCATCACAAGTATCTCGCGTGCGGCCTCTTCCCGTTCTTCTCTTTCGCGTTGGCGTAAGTCCATCAGGCTTTATCACGCCTAATTTCGGCTATTGTTAACGCGAGTTTATTATCGCACGACTCACAAATATCTTTATTATGGTATCGGTGCTTCATGTCTTCATTGTATATGAGTTCAGGGAATTGGAGAAACCCGCTACCAGTTATATTCTTGCCGCAAATGTCGCAAATTCTGTCCATTATTGCGCTCCCTGTTCTTCTTGCCCACCACCGCCCTGCATTGCGCCCGCCATCTCGGTCAGTGCGTTAGGCTTTGACTTGTCCATTGGTGTCTTACCTAAAGTCTTTGCAAGTCCAGCTCCCTGCTGCATCATTGCAAGCTGCTCTTGTTTCTCTTGCTCTTGCTTGCGCCTATCCCGTATAGCCTGTACCTGATCTTCCGACCTTATTACGCCAGCGGGGCATCCCGTCATGTCGGCTCGTTCTCTGATAGCCACATCAATATCTATCAGGTCGGCGGCTTCGGGGAAGATTTTTTCAGCTCCGCCTACGAAATTAACATTCTCGTCGATTACGGATTTGCCAACTTCCTTTTGAGCTACCGCCAAAATGGAGTTGTACTCGATCTTAAATGACGTTCCCTGTATTTCTTTGGGTGGAGGTTCAAGACCGTACCATTCGGGGAACTCAAGGACTTCCTCGATGACTCCTTCGATAACCTGATCCAATATCTCATCTGTCATGTGTTCTATGAATGGGCCAAGTTGAAGCAACCCTTGAGATACCATTTGATCTATCTGCGCCTTGGTTACTCGGTCGGCTTGGTTCTCAATGTTCATCATCATGAGAAAGATGTTATTGTAGAAACCTACTTTGATTCTTTCCCTGAGTTGGGCCTGCTTCGCCTCTCCCGCCTGAATGTTGAACTTTATGTTGTAGAGCGGTTCGAGGTGCTTCTGTCCGGTAGTTTGGTTGAGATAGGATATTCCTCCCGCACCCGTCCTGATAGGCTGCCCTTGCAGAGAAGTATCCGCCGTAACGGGCGGGTCAACTTCTTTATGCACGGCGATAATCATGGACTCTTCCATGTCCTGTAGACGTCTGGCATCTTCAAGTTTTTTAATCGCTGGGCTGGCCGTACCGTACATATTGGAGCCTACTATCTTCCAGCGGGGAACATAATAGGGGAATGTTTTATACCCGGACTCGTGTAGGATTTTTGCTTCACCTTGAGCGCCGCTTGTCTGCTGAGATCGTAATTCTGAACCGCCCTGGTTTTCCCACCACACGGATTCAAACGGCATATTACGGTTGTCGGATCGGCCCACCTTCCTATCTTTTCGAGGCTGCACGCAATGGATGATCTCGTATGAAACATACGGGTTCTTTTCTGCATCAGTCCTAACCTGTTTGCTTGCGGAGTTTTCCCCGAACTGCTGAACTATTTGTCGTGCCGTCATCCAAACGGATCTGTATAGTGTATCGACCACTCCTAAACTGGAACATGAAATCCAATACTCCCCGTAGGTCAGAGTCTTAAATCTCAAGCCGTGTTCGGGGTCGCGCTGTTTCATGAAGCAGCCGGTAGCGAAAAGAAGAATCTCTCCGTAAACCTGATGGATGGCACTGTAGAAGTTGCTTACCCGTAGAACGGTATAGATTATACCGCTGAGCTTATCCAGCCATTCGCGGGAGGGACCGTACTTATTGAGGCCTTTGTCTCTAAACGCCAATCGGAACCATGGACGAGAGGATGGAGTAAGGCCGCTATTCATTCCGTTTTGAGCAACTTCCAAAGCGTCCTGCGGGGTGGAATCAAGAATCTTTTCGGCGCGCTTACCATGGAGTTGGTCGGGCCGCATATCATCACCAGGATACCGGCCACATTCGGGCGCAAAATGACGAGTGATATCTTGGCAAAGAACCTCGTCAACCTGCCGCTGATCTTTCAGGCGAAGGAACTTTTGCTGGTGCTCGGATATTTTTTGGCGCTCATCTTGGGACATTTACTTTCTCCAACTCACTTCCCGAAAAGTCTGCCGTTCGGTTTGCTCCTGAACCCCACGGCCAAGGCTTTTATAACTCGGTGAAGAGTTGTCAGTGTATCTTTGAATGTAATGTCCGCGTCGATCTTTTTTTACTACTCCACGGGCAAATGAAAGAGCAAGCGCGTCCGCCCTGTCCGGAGATCGTTTCTTCAGACGCTTCTTTACTTGGTCCTTGCTCTCTAGTTTTATTTTTCCGTCAGCGCGGGGCACGGATTCTGGAGCAAGGAGGTCCCAATACAAATTCTTGTCTTCTGGTATGCACCCGCCATCCTTGAGCCATTTTCGCATCTCGTTCCACATATAGTCGCGCATAAAAACACATGCCGGGTCGGGGGAGACTTCTCCAAATTTAATCAAGTCCCACGGTCGGCCCAAGTTTTTGCCGTAGCTGTGTATTCCGGTTCCGTACCCGAAATCTATAAATACGGCATCGCACTGTTCCTCATCTTCGATCCTTGCCAGGATCTCTCCTATCAACATGTCGTTGTCGTTTTTCTCCATGACTCGGAGAATCTCGAAATGAAGTCCTTGACGAAGAGCTATAACAAGTTCATTGTCGCCCGTTGAAGCTGGATCGCAGGTTAGAATTTTGGGAGCGAAAGAGTATTGATTGGGATTGAGAGTGGTTCTTCGCGCTCTGTCTACATCTGAAACCGGGATAAACTGATTGGCAGACTTGGAGGGAAATTCACCCCTGACTCTTACTTTGAAAAAATCGGAGTCTTCCCCATAGTCTTCCTGCCATTCGGCAATTTGTTCTTTGTTGCTAAATCTACATGTCCGAGTATCAATTTGCCGATGTACCCACCGTTTAGCAAAATCTCCGCCGTCAAAACACTCCCGAAACCTTCCAGTGTTCTTTGTAGGATTCCCAAACACCAGCCATATAATCTCGGTTTTTTTGTCGGTAAGACTTCCCTCGGTAACTTCCCAAATTGGATCGTCTATGCCGCTCGCCTCATCATAAATGCAAATAAGCCGATTCCCTCTATTATGGAGCCCCTGAAAGGCTTCAGTATTCTCAAGACTCCAGGGAGCCATATCTATCCGAAATGTCTTTTCAAATTCTTTTGCCTTCCAGTAGATAGAAGTTGCGGCAAGCTCAAACAAGTCTTTGGTAATACAGGCGCGATGCCATCTGGCAAGTTCGGCCCACGTCTTTGTCTTTAATTGATGCTCCGTGTTGGCGGTTACAACTCCCTTAGTGTTAGGGAATGTGGAAAGGCTCCAAAGTATTATCCACGATACAAGGGCGCTTTTTCCGGGGCCATTTCCTGATGCGGTAGCTTCCCGGATTACCCCGCCTTCCGGACAGGCGTTGTCCGTAACTCTGTTGCCAAGATTGATGAGGAAATCCCTTTGCCAATCGTCAGGACCGGTTTCACCCTCAAGATCTCCGCTCCCCCAAGGGAAGGCATACATCACCCACCCATAAGGGTCGTAGGCATACGAAGTGTTCTGGTCTACGAGTTGGCCGTAATGTTCTGCGGCTTTTGCCGCCGCTGTCTGCTTTGCCACGTTAGACTACCTGGGCCGCTTCTGGTTCTTAACGCTCTTGATGTGCTTGTTGGCGTCGTGCTGTGCCGCGTTTACATGCGGACCCTCTCGATTGTCGCTACCGGACTTGGGGCCTTTTCTTCCACCGCCGCGCCCACCGCAATCCTGCGCTGCTTTTGATGCCATGTCGTTACTCATTTATTTTTCCTTTCGTTGGGTCGTTGATGAGAATTAAAATTACTTCAAACTCACAAGGTTGTGATCGTCGGGTTTAGCTTCGGTTGATCGAATCGGATCATCAGTGGCCCCTGTCCCGACCTTGTTGTGGTCTTTTGAGACAAGACCGAAGATAGCAAACAGCACGGCCATTTCCCACTGATGAGCGGTAGGAAGCTGACCAGTACCGCCGTTGATTATAGGGTCAATGACCACAGACATTCCGAGAAGTAATCCCAAGAGGGTTGTCTGCCACGAACCCAAAATGGTTGTTTGGATAAATTTCAGCATGTTATTCTCCTACGACCTTACCAGTGTTAGGGACTACCTGTCGGCTTCGATCATCGAAGCAAAAAGCCATCCTGAAATCTTTCTCGTTGGTGATAGCCAGCTCGGGCATCCCGTTCTTGTGGAGCCATTCGAGGATAACTTCTTTTTGCCCCGGCCAGCCAGCACGCGCGGAGAAGATTTTAATTTCATACTTGCCTTCATCGTACAGTTTAAGAAGGCGGTCTTTCATGAGTTGGATGGGCGGTCCGATCTCTATTAGATTGAAAACCCCGTGATACTCAGCCAGGCAACAATCAATATGGCCACTACGGCCAGTGCATTAGGGGCAGCAATTCAACGCAGGGCGTACATTCCAGAACTTGTACCAGCCAAGTTTGAACTTGCCGGTAAATGATGTCTGGTTCGTTGGAACCCCGAACCCAG